CAATGAAATTTACTAAAACTATGTCCAAGTGGTTTTCTGCAAATGCTTTTCGGATATCCTATTCTCTCTTAGACTTACCTATTTTGTCCAAGTGATCGCTATTTGCAGATTTCAGTGACTCTTTATAGAAGACGGGTTCTTTGGGTAATGCTATTGAGCTGGCAATCAACATATTTAAGACCGGCGCGGGTGCTATTAGCCTGGGAAAAAAGGTAATAAGTGTATTCAAGTAAATCCCCAGATGGCGGGGCGCAAGCCCCGCATCCCCTTTGAGGGTTATGAGTTATGAGTTATGAGTTATGAGTTAAGAGTTAGCTACGCTTCGCTTCGAGGGAATGCGCTAACGCGCATGATGGGTTATGAGTAAGACGACATCTGCGCTATTACGGGAGACGGTATTGGCACCGCGGGAGCTTGTGCTGAAGACCGGTAAGGGTCCGTATGAGAATACTAACCGTGAGATTGCGCGGCGCGGGATCCGGTGGATAGAGCATCATGTAGAGCGAGACAGCCACTTTATGAGCACTATCGACACCAGGATAAGCGCATTGATCAAGAGCGGATGGAAGATAGTACCGGCGGCGAGCGAGAAGAATGGCAAGCTGATCGTGGCAGACCTGGATATTGAATTAGCGCGTTTTGTGGAGAGCGTGCTGGCTGACATGGTGGGCAGTTTTGAAGCGGATGTGATGGCGATGATGACGCACATCAGCCGGGGCTACAGTTTAAGCGAGATCAACTATAAGTATATAGAACGGGGCAAGCACAGCGGGAAATTGGGGCTGGAATCGATCCGTTATAAGGATCAGGAGTTTTTTGGCTTTACATATGACAAATATGGGCATTATGATATAGTTCAGAATGATCCGGAATACCGGAAGCTGGACCGGCGTAAATTTATCCACTTCATTAATGGGTTTAACGATGAGAATCCATACGGCATATCAAATGCGGCGGTCTGTGCGTTTTGGGTGTGGCTGAAGGAGAATGGAGCGCGGTATTGGAGCATCTTCCAGGAGCGCTTTGGTCAACCGCTGGTGATGGTAGAAGTACCGGATAACTTGGACGAGAAGGCGAGCCGGGCGGCAGACGATATAGTTCGCAGTGTGCATGAGAGCACAGCTTTAAGGGTACCGAAAGGGATGGTGCTGAAGTTTTTGGAAGCGATGCGGACCGGGGAGGCGAATTACCGGGGATTTTTGGAATTTGCCAATAATGAGATAAGCAAGGTGAACTTGGGATCGACCTTGATGGTGGAGACGCAGAAGAATGCGAGCGGAAGCCACGCCTTGGGCAAAGAACATGCTGAGATGATGAACATCAAGCTGAGCTTTGACATCATCAGCAGCATGACAGCGATCAATCAGCAATTGATCCGGCGTTTGATAGACTACAATTTTAATGACATCGAGAAGTATCCCAGGTTTCAATGGAACGCGGTGAATAGTGCTGGATTTATCACCTTTGCGCAGGGGATAGAGGCTTTGCAGCGGGCAGGGATGAAGGTTCCGGCGAGCTGGGCGCATGAGATAAGCGGGATTCCGATAGCGGAGAACGGGCAAGAAGTGCTGGAGCCGAGGCTGGGGGAAGTATACCCGGTGGTCGGGGTGGACAACAAGGCGCAGCACAAAATGGGGATAAAGCGTCAGGATGACGTTTCTAATTTTGGCGGTGATAAGGTAGCCAGGCAGGAAGCGGAGACGAATGACAGTGTGGTGCTGCGTGGGACGCAGGAATTGGTGAAGCGCTGGGGTAAGTTTGTGGAGCTGGTGGCGAGTGAGGGGATGTTTGATTATGAGATGCTGGTGAAGTATGAGGGAAAGGAATTTTCCGGGATATATTACCAGATGCTAATGATCGGAGCCTGCAGGGGTATAGAGACGGCGCGTCGCGAGGCGGCTAATGTAATGTATAATTTACAATGTAGAATGTACAATGCGGGGGCGGCTTCTACTTATGGCTATTATTATAAGCCGTTTGACAAGATATTGAAAGAGTTTCGGGCGAAGCGCATCATCAGCAAGAAGGAATTCGATGAGCTGAGTGAAGAGATGAAGCGGAGGGCGTTCACTGTAGCACGAGCGGATAGTGAGCGCGTATTGAGGAAGATCAAGGCAGAACTGGACGTAGTGATGGCCGGTAAAGGTGCTTTGCCCGATTTTTATGATGCAGTAGTGGCGCTGTTTGCCGGTTGTGGAGTATTGGGTGCGGGGAATCATCTGGAGACGGTATTGCGCACGAATATGCAGGTGACGTATAATGAAGCGCGGATGAAGGAATTTGACGGGCTGGATGATGGAGAATTTCCGTTTCGGCGGGTAGAGATAGTGGATGATGATGCGACCAGGGGTCACCACCGTGAATTGGCAGGCTATACGAGGCGAAAGGGAGATCCGGTATGGGCATGGCTAAGGGCTCCGTTTGAGTATAACTGCCGTTGTACAGTTCGTGTGGTGCACGTGAGTGAAGAGGTGGAGGAATCGGACTGGATTCCTGATAGAAGCAGATATGAATTTTTGCGATAGGCGGTAAGGTGTAATGACGGGACATGAAGAGATCCTCCTGAAACAGATAATCAACAATCAGGACAAACACGAAGGTAAGCTGGACGACCTGGCTGATGCGGTACAGGGAGTGAAAGAGAACTTGGGCATAACAGAGCAGCGGATAATGGTGAATGTGCGCAAGGAATTTGTGCGTCACGAGGAGTTTCCGAGGCTATGGAACGGGCAGATGGCCTGCAAACAAAAAGAGCGGATGGATAAGATCGAGAGCAGCACAAAGCTTGCCGGGCATTTTAAGACCTGGTTGGGTTGGGGGCTGGCGGTGGTGATGTTTATCGCGAGCCAGGGGGAGAATATCTTAAGGGTGCTTGGGCGATGAATAATTTACAATGTACAATGTACAATGTAGAATGTAGAATGAAGGTGTGCTGCGCGCGTGGATTAGAAAGCGTGAGGATGACGCTTCCACGGTGAGGAGGTAAAAGTGGCAGGAAAGTATAAGGCTACAAAGGGCGAGAACGGCAAATACCGGATTGAGCGGGTGCCGATCTTCAAGCTGGGTGAGATCCGAGGATTTCTGTATGACCGGCAGTGGAGCGAGCGCATGCTTGCCAACATGCAGAGGCGGGCAGAGAGCGGCTTTTATCCGCCGGTGATCGTGGGGCACAATGGTTTTGGCAGTGAGCTGAAGGAGAAAGAGGCTATCGGCTTTATGAAGAACTTCAGCGTGGAATATATGGGAGACGATCCTGATATGCCGATGGGGACAGTATATTGTGATTTTATCGACATTGGCGAGGAGCGGATGCAGGAGATACGGGACATGAAGTATCCGTATCGGAGTGTGGAGGTATGGAACGACCGGGCGGAATTTAGCGCGGTGGCGTTATTGGGCGGCACGGAGCCGTATTTCAAATTTCCGCGGCTGGAGGTATTCGGGGCGGAGGATGGGAAGGCTGTGCACAACTATTCAATTGAGAATGGAGAATTGAGAATTGAGAATGATAGGCGTCAAGATGACGGTTCTTCGGGCAAGCGTCAAGATGACGCTTCTACTATCAAGCAATTTATGGCTGAGATGAAGAGGTTTTTCACGGGGCCTAAGATAGAGAATAACAAAGCAGAAAAAGAGGAAGGTAAGGACATGGATGCTGAAAAATTCAAGGAGACTTATGGCATGACGCAGGAAGAAGCCGCTAAGCTGGCGGCTGAGGCTACGGAAGCCAAGGCGAAGGTAGAGAAGCTGCAGGCGGATAAGCGCGCGGCTGAGAAGGCTGCATTTGCAGAGAAGCTGAAGGGGCTGGGTGTGGCACCGGCTGTGATCGAGAAGCTGCAGGTGGCGGTGGATAACGCGGATGATCTTTCCGGCGAGATTGCGAAGTATATGGACATCGTGCAAGCAGCGAGTACAAACGAGCTATTTGTCCCGATGGGAGAGCAGGGGGAGTACAGCGATAAGCCGGACGCTGTGGATCCGGAGGACAGTGAAGCATTGCACAGCGCAATCATGAGTTATCAGGAAAAGCACAAGTGCAGCTATGAGGATGCGGCGACTGCCGTATTTAAGGAAATCGACAAACAGCGGGAGGGTAGATAGATGGCTAACGCAAAACAGGTATTGGGGCGTTTGACGCTGGTAGCAACTGGAAAGGTTTATAAGGACAGAATAGTAAGCCTTGCCGGAGCCCATGCAGTGAATAAGGCGGTGGGGGTTGCCGAGTACACCCGTGAGATCGGCGAGACGGTGACTTTGCAGTGCAGTGGAATCACCAATGTGATCAGTGGTGCTGCGGTTGCGGCCGGGGCATTGTTGACTGCGGACAGTAGCGGCAAGGCTATTGCGGTGAATCCCGCAGCTATCGCCAGTGGCACGGTAGTGGAAGTATTGGGTGTGGCTCTGGACAGTGCGAGCGGCGCGGACTTGGAGATCAGAGCGTTTGTATCTCCTCATGCAATCTCCGGTCTTTTAGACAGCGGAGCGTTGACGGACGAGGCCATTGGAATAGAGGCCGGCGAGACCATTACAGCCGGGTTGATTATCGGCGCAGACGGCAAGCACACAGCGAACAAGGCTGTGGGTGTAGCGGTGAATGGCGGCGAGGCAGGGGCGGTAATTGCGGTGAAGGTGAAAGGGACTGTAGACATCGTAAGCGGCGCCGCATTTGCGGTGGGCGATTATCTAACGTCTGACGCCAGCGGCAAGGCGGTGAAGTATGATCCCACCAAGGTAAACATTGGTACGGTAATAGGCATTGTAGGTGTGGCCCTGGAAGCAACTACTGACGCAGATCAGGAAGCCAAGATGTTGATCTGTCCCGGTACTGCGGTTGGCACCAAGGCATTAGGATAATAGGAGGGAAAGATGCCTGATATAAAAAATTTAAAATCGATGGAAAACAGAGTTCTGACGACATTCAGTCAGGGCTGGAACCCGCAGGACATGATCAACCGGATTGTGTGTCCCCCGATTCCGGTAACCAGAAGCCAGGGCGACTATATGGTGGACAAAAACGGACTGCGTCTTTATGACACAGAGCGTGCGCCCAGAACCCGCGCCAAGACCGTGGACTTTGAGCATGGCACATCGAGCTGGTCGACCAAAGACCAGTGGCTTTCCGTGCTTTTGGACAAAGACGAGATTGAGGAAGCGCAATCGACCGGGCTGGAAGCCTTGATGAACATCAAGCAGGATGCGGTAAGCCTGGTGATGAACCTGCTGGAAGCCAAGCGCGAAAAGGCCGTGGCTGACAGAGTAATGGGCACAAGCTATTATCACAATGACTTCCAGAAAGACATTGCATCTACTCCGTGGAACGATCAGACCGGTGGTGACCCGATTGCCGACATTATGGAGGCGATCAGAGCCGTGCGCAGTGTGGGCGCGGTGGCGAACGCTCTGGTGATGAGCGGAGCGGTGTATGACGCGTTGTGCGTACATCCGGCAATGCTGGACTATTTCAAGATGCAGATGGGGCGTTTGACGGATGCTCAGATTTTGAGCATGTTCCGTGGCGTAAACCGGATTGTGATCGGAGACGCGACCTATAATGCCGGGACTGAGGACTCTGCAGTATTGACTCCCTACTGGGGAGATCACTGTGCGGTGGTGCCGATCAACAGCTTGCAAGAGCTGAAGCAAGGGCGCAAGGCTCACACAGTGATGTTTGACCGTTTGAATGCCTACAAGAGCCTGGAGCATGACGAGGGCGAGACCGTGCGCATGATCCAGAAAGTGGAATGGGGCTTGCTGACTGTGAACACGCAGCACGGGTATCTGATCCAAAACGCAATTGCCGAGCTCTCTACGGGCGACTAAAAGATGTATTTGGATCCGCAGAAAGTAATAGATCGGCTTCCAGGGGCTTATCCACAAGCCTATAAGACCCGTTTTCCGGATGCCACTGCCGAGCAATTGGCTTCCATGTGGCTAAACAAAGTGGAGGCGGAGATAGCGCATTACAGCCGGTATATAGACGACAGTGTGGGTCCGATGTATCCCAGGCTGGGGACATACAAGTTTCCTGCCTGGGATGCTGACATCGAGACGCCAGGTGTGATAGGTGAAATTTGTTTTGGTCTGGTATATTCGAGCTTGCTGGATTATTTCAACCCGGTAAGCAAGGGTAGCGAGAGTGAAGACGAGAGCACCTACCGTTCTCGTGCTGAGGACACGCTAAAGCGGATCCGCAGTAACGAGATAGTGATCAATTTGGAAGACGGTGCGACTCCCGGTAAGGTGGTGACGATTGTGGCGCGTAAGAACGTGTTTGATGAGCGCGGATTTAGGGTTTTTGGAAGATGAACACCTTGGTGAGTGCTTTGCGGGCAATGCTGGATCCGAAGGCGGCAGCTAAAGCCGGGCCGGACATAAAGAGCTATCTGCATAGCATGATGGTGAAGCAATTTGTGGCCTGCAGGAAGGGAGGAACAGCGCGCGGCGTAAGCTGGCCTTATTTCAAAAATCCGTGGTACACGCGCAAGGATGGTACTGAGGTGCCGATCTGGGGTGGAGTGCCGCGGGCAGATGGGACCGGGCTGGTGAAGGGCAAGAAGCGGAGCAAGACTTTGGACGGCAAGAAGCGCTATACCCCAAACAGCGCGATGATGCAAAGCACCGGGATAATGCGGGGAGCTCTGCTGCATGACATGAGTATAAAGAGTCACTGAAATCTGCAAATAGCGATCACTTGGACAAAATAGGTAAGTCTAAGAGAGAATAGGATATCCGAAAAGCATTTGCAGAAAACCACTTGGAC